CATTTGTGCCGTTTGCGCCCGTAGGTCCTGTAGGGCCAACTTCGCCTTGTATGCCCTGTATTCCTTGAATTCCCTGTACGCCTGTCGGTCCAACATTTCCCTGATTTCCTGTAGGTCCTGTAGGCCCTGTAACGCCAACATTTCCCTGTGCGCCTGTAGGTCCAACATTTCCTTGACTGCCCGTAGGTCCTGCAACGCCCGTAGGTCCTGTAGGTCCTGCAACCGTTGAATCAGCACCAGTAGGCCCTGTTGCGCCTGTTGCACCTGTCGGGCCGACCACGCCAATAGATTGAATAATTGCAATTAAATTGTGATTGTTTGCAAAACCAGTTGTTCCCGTGCCGCTAGATGTTGTCAGGGTAACGGGGCAAGTTACTGAAGTGTTAGGCACTACCGTTGGGTTAGCAGATAAAACCCATTGTTGGTAATTGTTTGAATTGCTTGCATCTTGCAAAATAAGGCTATCGCCTGTTTTCAAGAATCCCAAAAACAAATCAACATCAATATTGTTGTTTGTTAAGTGGCTAAAGGTAATACTAGTTGCAGATGTTTGCGTTGCGTTATTCCAGTACACATCGCCCGCGGGCGGCGTACCTGATGTTTGCGTAGTATTTGCATCATATTGGTAATATGATGATGATTGCCCATCTGCGCCTTGTGCGCCCGTAGGTCCTGTTGGACCTGTTGGCCCTGCTACTGTGGAATTTTCGCCTGTAGGACCTGTCGGGCCAGTTACGCCTGTCGGTCCTGTAATTGCGTTGCCTTGTGCGCCAGTAGGACCTGTTGGTCCAGTAATGCTATTTCCTTGTACGCCTGTCGGTCCAACCGCGCCAACTTCGCCTTGAATACCTTGAATACCTTGTGGGCCTGTAGGCCCTGCAACCGTTGATGCGCTACCTTGTGCGCCTGTTGGTCCAGTTGCGCCTGTCGGCCCTGCAATTGTGGAATCCGCGCCAGTAGGTCCTGTAGGTCCAAGGTTGCCCTGATTACCAGTAGGCCCAATATTTCCAGTTGGTCCAACACTTCCAGTAGGTCCAACATTTCCCTGTACGCCAGTCGGTCCAACTTCGCCCTGTATTCCTTGTATGCCCTGTACGCCTTGTGGTCCTGTAGGCCCGATTACGGTATTGCCTTGCGTACCAGTTGGACCAGTAGGGCCAGTAATTGACGCGCCTTGGCTACCAGTTGGCCCTGTTGCGCCCGTAGGCCCTGTGATTGATGCGCCTTGGCTTCCTGTAGGCCCTGTAGCCCCCGTAGGGCCTTGCACCGTGCTTGCCGCACCCGTTGCACCCGTAGGACCAGTTGCACCAGTTGGGCCTAAACCTTGTGGGCCTGTAGGCCCTGTAGCCCCGCTAACCGCCCTATCAATTCTTAAATCAATTCGCGGTTGCGGCGTTACTTGTAGATTTACATTGTTGCCATCTTGAACGGAAACTTTGATGTTGCTCATAGGACAATAACCCCATCGCTACGAACCAAGAACAACAAGAAAATAATGGAATCATCTGCGGGTGTAGTTCCCGACACGGGAAAACTTACCTTAACGCGACCTGAAAAACCCACGGTATCGGCGGCATCAATTTCAAGTTGTGTATCTGTACTCATCAAGCCCCAAGCCGCCGCGTCTATTACCAATGTACAAGTTCCACTAGCGGCAACAATGTTAGTAATCGTTAACGGGATTGCCGCGGGCGGGGGGTTGTAATCTGCAATATCAAAAGTTAACCCGTTACGCGTATCAATAATGTTTGATAGTTCACGGCGAACAATTTGTGCATTAAGGGTTGCGCCTGTCAGATTGACGGGCAAGCCTGTAGCGGAATTGGTAAACGTCAAATTCCAATAGGTTTGTTGATTCCAAACCAATTCGCCCGCAAGAATGGGGTTGTCAAAACCGCTTACTTGTGCAAGGGTATTCTTATTAAAAATCGCCATAGCGTTCCCTAAACTTAGTTAGAACATCCGCGAATCCCGCGGTTATGGTGTATTGTCTTTTTAGTATTTTATAGGTTTATTTAATTTGGGGCAACGGGCCAAACAATATTTGTTGGAAATCCCGCTTGTTCGGGAACATCCCTTAAACCTTGCCGATAGGCTTGCCAATCAGTTGGTATTGGCGTTCCTTGGTCAACTGCCCGTATGACAATCCAATCTGATTCGTTAAGCAAAACATCCCGTTTAGCAATTGCCGCATTAGATTCTTCATCGTTCTTTTGTTGTGCGGTTCTTGTATCTACCCATTGAAATGTAGTGTTACTCCATGCACATTCATAATTTGGCTTAATTGCTTTTGTTGCTTGTTGTTCTATTGTGTAATCAACAATTGCACCATTGGCAACATATTGCGTTGCATTTGAGCCATAACCTTCCAAGTAACTATTGCCTTCTAAAACAACAAACGGCAAAACATCTGTATTAGTAACACCTGATGCAATAATTTCACCAGTTGCAGTTTGATATTGAACATAAGTTGTCATTGTTTAACTTCCTAACAATGGTTGATAAAACGCATTATTTGAACCTAATGTAAGAAGTTGCCATGATGCGGGACTAGATGATAAAAGCGTACCGCTACTATCGTATATTGCCGCCGCGTAGGTAATTCCCGCCGTAATAGTTGTTGCATTTGCCGCACCACTACCCCAATCATTTGTATTAAATTGATATACAAATGTCAACGGTGAGCCGCCTTGTCTAAGAACTCTTGCCGTAGGACCTAAAACGGCTTGAATTTTTTGATATGCGGGTGTACCTGTCCATCCATTATTTCCAGTTAACACTAAATATACAAACAATGTAAATGAATCTGAATTTGCCAAACTTGTAAGAAATTCAAATGATGTGCTTACTGATATTGTGCCAGTAGTAGCATTTTTTTTGCTAAATGTGAAAAGAGAAAAAGGCGTTGATGTGTTAGCGGTAATGTCTGATGGAGATGTAAAATTACTTGATGAAAAATTTGCCAAACCATTGATGTTGATTGCAGTACCGTTGTAAGTAATGTTTGAAGTTGAATCACCAAATGCAAAGTTACCAGTTGAATAAAGTACACCGCCTGAACCCGTCATGGTTGTACCGCTGATTGCCGCAGTATTAGATTGCAAAGTTCCGCTAATTGTTAGGCTACCTGTATTAGTAGAAACCGCAGATAGCGCACCAACTTTCAATGCTGAAATGTAGGGCGTTGACCAAGAAGTTGTAGAACCGTTATAAATGCCATCCGCTTGGTATAACGAATTGTTGCTAGATGGGTCGGGGTCATTTGCATACCATGTCACATTAAACGATGCACCCCATACCGCGCTACCTTGTGCGCCGCTTGGTCGGTTATCACCCGCAACCGTTACCGTTCCTGATACGGGCGTTGGATTGCTTGCAATACGCGCATACATAATTCGTGCTGATGCACCCGCACCGCCAGTAGGACCTGTTACGCCCGCGCCGCCCGTAGGTCCTGTTGCACCGTTAGTACCCGCATAACCTGAAACAACAATGCTTGCGCCTGTCCAACTAAAAAATGTACTTGTTGCGGTTGCAACATCAGTAACAGTAACCGTTGCCGTGTAAAGAATAAACCCCGCGCTTGGTGCGGCGGTAATTGTTGTTGCCCATCCACTAGGCGCGGTGTATGCGCCGCTTGCCCATGTATAAGTAGATGAACCTGAAATGCTAGGCGTTGACAATGCCCATTGATAAACGGCGGGTCGGGCTACTTGCAAGCCCGCTTGTCCAGTTGGACCTGTTGTTCCTGTTCCTGTAGGCCCTGTAGGTCCTAAATCCCCTGTAGGCCCTGTAATACTTTGACCCGTTGGCCCTGTTGCGCCCGTAGGCCCTGCGCCCGCCACGGGATTCCAAACCAATGCCGCGCTAATTGGGCTTAATATTGAATTTGTTACATCATTTCCAACCATGTAAGCAAAGTAATAAGTACCCGTGTTTAGCGTGATGTTTGCAAAAGTGTAATAGGTATTATTGGTAACGGGTTGACCGTTAGTTGTTGATGCGCTAGAAACTAATTTCCAATCCGATGCTGATGGCGTTGCGCTTGTAGTCCAAAACAAATTAGCAAAAGTTACGCGCCCCGTTGTTGGCACAAAAACTTGAACATCGATATAGGGAATTGTCGCGCTTGGAAATCCCGTAACCGTAGGCGCGGCTAATGGTGAAAAATAACTTACCGATGCCAACCCCGAATTAGGTATGGGCGTAAATTGCGTTATGTCTTGGTCATCATAAACTTGTGCGTTGTACTCTGACATTTCCAATCTTGCACCTAATGAACCATCGGGTAAAGATGCTTCGTTAACTTTCATCACGCGGAAAAGTTTTGCGTTCCAACCGTAATCAGCATTGGTAACGCTAACTACATCGCCCGCATCAACTTGGATGCCGTAATATGTAGTGGTAAAACCTACAATTAAATCTTCGCGGGCTTGTTCCAATAAACGATTAGCAAGGTAATTTGCTTGTACCGAATCGTTAACCAAGTCATAAGTAATTGAATACTTGTTAACGGGTTCGTTGGGATACAGTAAACCGCTAGGCGTTTCAATGTTTACAAATGCGGCTTGGTCGCGGTTTTCTTTAAATGGGAATCGCGCTTCAACTTGGTTAATTGAACTTGTAATGTCGGTTGCGCTAACGCGAATTTCTCCAATGATGTTGTTGTCGTTAAAAGCATACGCCGTTGATTCTGCTTTGTTAATTACTACCGACCATTGACCTAATGCGGCGTTGTATGTCATCCAAGAATCGCAAGCAGAAACAATGCGGTCAACATTGGAAAGAACCGATTGCCCTGCATCTAATACACCGTTAATGCGGTAGCGCGGTTGCGTAGATGGTGCGCCGCTACTATTTGTAAATGTAATGTTTTGGTCGCCATACGCGTTTAATGCGGTTGCGCTTGTGCTATTTACAAACGCCGCATCTACTGCGCCGCCATAAACCGCGTTGGTCATGTAGTCATACCAAACATCGCCCGCTTTGGCTACGCCCGTTCCGTTTAACGTATGTGCTACTTTAAATGTGATTGGTTGCAGTTGGGTAGTATCGGCATCGCGGTTATAAATTAGTTTAACAATAGCAAAGCCCAAACCATTCATTTGCCGCGTTCCTGTCCAACGCTGACCAACGGCAATGTCAGAACCGCCCATAACTGTACTAGGTGCGGATGCGCCGTTAGCGGATGTAATTGTGCCGCCCGTTGTAGATTTATAAAGATTGATATAAAGATAGCCGCTAATCTTTGTATCTACATTTCCCGCTTCATCGGTAAGGCTAACAACTTTAGTTAAATCTGAACCATCAAAAGTAATTTTTCTATCGCCGTAATACATATCGGCGGTATCAAATGTAAATTGACCATTAGGGCTAATGCTAGAAATAGCCAAAACATAGTACATTGTTTTTTGGTCAGTTGTCAGAACCGCATCAACGAATGTGCCGCCCATGTAGGCATTGCCGTACACAATAGGAATAGCATTTACTGCGCTTGGCGGTACTTGTTGCCTAACGCCCATGTCTTGTTGTTGTTCGGGATTTTCAGCAAAGAGGCGGGTAACAATTAGCGATAAGGCAAAATTAACAACAAAAGTTGCCGCGACATAACTTATTGACAATGTTGTTGCTGTGTACGCAATTAAAGTTGCAACCATTTTTTATTCCCTAACAAAAGTTGCACTAAGGGATTTGTATCCCCTGCGCGTGTAATCAATCAACGGGCCGTTAGCAGAAATTGAAGTGCAAACAAAATCTACATCACCCGCTTTTAGCATTTCCTTTGCGCGTTCATCAAACGCTTTCCAAAGCCTACCGCCAACCGTGCCATTGCGATGTTCGGGTTCTACCCACCACAATAGTTCGTTTAATTCTTTTACTTTGGGCGACCAAATGTTAGAACTTTTATAAGCCACAATCGCGCCCCTGAGATGCGAATCGATATAAATAAACCCACGCCCTTGAATGATGCTAAACAATAGTTCTTCAACATAGCGGGGAAAGTGATTATGCGATTCACCAAGTTTTTTAATAGGGTTTTCATAGGCGTATGCCTCCACAATTTCTAACAGTCTAGGTATGTCGTATCTTGTCGCGGGTCTTATCATGTTTAATCAGGGCCTCCACCGCCGCCATCACCACCGCCATCCATTGTTACTGTAG